TAATGACTCTATGCTCTTGCATTTCCACTTCATCTTGAGATGATTTAGGGTCTTGCGCCACAGTCATTAAATCGTGCAGAAACACATGAAGCAACTCATGTAAAGCAGTCTGATCCAGAGATTCTGGTGTGATCTTTTCAGCACCAAAATCACCTAGTCTGTAAGTAGCCAATCGAGCAGAAGCATTAAACTCAACAGAAGCCATAGCAGCCTTTGCAGGTTTACTTCCTCTCTCTATTCTCCAATCACCAAGACTAAGCACTTGCTGCCACTTTCTGACACTTTGTGCGAAAAGTTTTGCATCATCTGGCGTAGGAATGTTCGACATTTCAACACCTTATACAATATTTATGACAATTATATTTAACTTGTTAAAACTTCAAGTGCATGATTGATGTGCTTGATGCGGTCTTCTAGCCCAATAAAACCGCCATTTATTTTCTTGGTCATGGTTTTATAGTCTCTAACATCAGCAAATTGGTTCAGTTTATGGGTGTCCCAAAACCATCCTGCTGTGAGAGCAGCGTATTGAGGAGTAGCCACCAAATCAGGTTCCATAATGAAGTCAACACCCAATGCTTGACCTGCATGGTGATAATTTGCAGAGCCTGTCAACTGAATACATCCTCGGCCTCGAAAACGCCATCCATCCCCAGAAGCCTCATCCCTGTTGCCCATACGAGAGCTATAAACTGTATTGGCAATTAACTTGGGATTACGAGCGCAAGCTTGTGCTTTAGCAGCATCAAAGCGTTTGGGCCACAACTTCTGTAAAGCCTCCGCACGATAGTTTAAATTCTCTGATAGAAGTTTAAAATTACCTGATTCGTGAGCGCATTGCCCTATGAATGCCGCCTTCCGAAGTGGGTTCAAAATGTCAAATTTTTCAAATGTGGCATTTAAAGCATCAACCCATTCTGGGCCAATATGCAATTTAGCTAATTGTTCAGCATTGACCATAAACTGATCTCCTAGTAAAATCGCAAGTAACAGGGATTGCAGTCCCCGTTACCCACTTCACATACCATTGTTTTAAAGGAACAACAGCATGAGCAATATTGATTTTACATACATTCGCCAAGTTCTTGAATACAACAAAGAAACTGGAAAATTTATGTGGAAAGTTAGAGTAAACAGTAAAGTTCCATCTGGAACAAATGCTGGCACTCCGCAAAACAATGGCTATATTCTTATAACCATCAAGACGAAAAAACATCTTGCCCACAGACTTGCTTGGTTCTTTGAGCATGGTGAGTTTCCTAATGGTCAAATCGATCATATAAATGGCGTTAGAACAGATAACAGATTAGTTAATTTGCGAGTTGTTACAACATCTGAAAATCAACAAAATTTAAGAAGTCCAAGAGGGAAAAATCCATATTTAGGTGTTTCCGCAGTTAAAGGAACTTCTCTTTGGCAAGCCCATATTCAAGCAAATGGGATTCAAAAAAATCTTGGTAGGTTCAAAACTCCAGAAGATGCTAGAGATGCTTATATGAATGCCAAAAAAATATGGCATCCTATTGCAACACATTTAACTGTTTCCTAACCAACTCATAAGCATCTACGCAAGCGTTTAAAGCAACAGTGTTCTTATCCCCTTGGGCAACTATTTCTGCGATGGCATCGATTGTTGCTCTTTCGGCATCAGAAGGTTCATTAGTCGGTCTGTCAGATTGGCTGGTTGCTTTTGGATCTGCGCTGGCAACGGGGGAACTTGAGGTGGCTTGTAAGTTACTTGGGGGGCAGAGGCGCAACTTGCCAGCACGATTGGCAACAGCAAGAGCAGAAGTTTTTTTGTTGATAGCATCATTGGCTTCCTGTAGTTTGGCAGATTGTTGAGAAAGTTTTTCAGTCATGTTTTGCTCGATCAAACGAGCTTCTTCATTCTTTTTGGCAATGGCAATCTTCATGTCGTTATCACGTTCTAGCCATCCATAGTGGTGTCCCACTTGGTATGTACCAAAGAGAGATACCAAAACACCCACGATTAACCAAGGTAAAGGAATTGGAAACATTATTCAGCCTCTTTTCTTGCCATTGCCATGTGTTCACGCTCTTCAAAATCTTCCAAGTGATCTGGAGGAGTAGTCGGAGGCGGTCCAGGTGTCCATGATTCATCTAACTCAGGGTTCCTCCAAACAGGCATTGCACCAAATGGTTGACTAGGCAAACCATACGCAGATTGAGGAGGGGCATAGGACGAGTTAAAACCGCCCATAGAGCCTCCATAACCCATTGGTTGACACATTGGTTGCGTTGGAGGATTAAACGCTCTGGCGGCACTTGACATAGCCCGTTTGCCGATAACTCCACCTATGCCACCTACAATCAACAGAACAATGTCGTTCAGCATCTTGGTGTAGGCTTGGTCAATCGGAGCCATACTTTTGATGGGTTGAGTCACAAACGTGACAGAGTAGAGCAGGGAAATCACAATAAATGTGAGGATAAGTGTGACCGCAATCACAACAAACGCCCAAATTCTGACCTCAAGCTCTTCAGTTGTTAGCTTTTGTTTCTGGTTGGACATCATTGATTTTTTTCTCCAAGATTGGGGCAACCAAGTACTCAGGACAAGTCTGAGTGAACTGGCATCTAGGTTTTTGACATGGTTCAGCATGGAAGTTGTCTGGGTTTTGGCAAAAATAGCGATATTTCTCATCACAGCCATGTAGCATAAAAGCTACAAATACAAGTAAGTACTTCATTTACCAAGTCCAATCTTTCCAAGTAGAAGATTAACAATTCTGTCTGACAGATCATCGGGCAAGAACTTTAGAAAACCCAAGAAATACAAAGCCACTAACCCGTAAACGAATATCTTGAGGCACAAGTCAAAGGTCTTTTGATACTCATTCACCGACCACACCTTCTTGTTGCTTCACAGAATGTCATTAGCTCATTCACGCCAATAAAGACTAGAAACAAAACAAAGCAGATTCCACCTATTGCCAAACCAATCTCTAGTTGTTCTTGCTCTTTCTGTTTGGCTTCTTTCTCTGCTTTCTTTAATGCACTTATCTCTTTGGCATCTGCCAAGTCCATCTCTGCTTGACGGGCTTTAATCTTCTGCCATACGTCAATCTTGCCTGTCTGCATGAAGAGCATCTTGAGTTCTTCTTCGAACGCCCTAGCCTGTTCCAAAGCCATCTCGATCTGCAAAGCCGTACCCATGTTTGAGCCTTTGCCAGACTGTTTAGCCTGAAGCATGGCTTTTGTAGCTACAGACTTAGCGTCAAATAGCTTACCAATCATGGGCGCAAGTGAGCCTAGATCATTGGCAACATTAGCTGCCTTCTTGACCATGCTGATTGCTGACTGTATGCCAGCTAGAGCTGTTATGGGATCAATCATTTTTTCTCAACCTTTTGCCACTCAAGGCATACTACCTTTCGGTTGTAAACATCACCTGTCCAAGCCCACCTGACACATCTGTATTCAGTTTTATCTTTACTAGATGCCACCAATGTAAACAATATTGATGACATTAGTAACCATTTCACGGCATTGCCCAAATTATTGTGTAGCTACAAAAGGCCACAAAGACAGTAATACTGACTGCTGCAATGATCGCAAACAGCCAATCTTTCATGTTATCTTGGGAGTAAGAAACGCTCAGTACCATACTCAGGCAACTGACCTAATCCATAGTTGGTCAATGGATTGGAAGTTACTCTGTTTAACAGTCCTGGTGCTTGTGGTTGCGAACTAGGCAACATATTGCGTTGAAATACTGGACTAGTAATACCCGCTCTGACTGCTGGCCTACCTAATACAGTAGCAAGCAAACTAGGATTACTTGCTGAAGCAGCGGCAACACCTGCGGCTCCTATGTCCAATGGACTGATGCCAGGAACACTACCAATACGAGAAGTATTCTGAAAAGCAGTTGGATATGCGGCAGCGGCATCTGCTAAAGCTTGCAGTTCACTAGGAACAATCTTTCCTTGTGCAGCACGTTGCCCTAACTTAGCACCAGATACATCACCAGTTACAGCATTCAATGATTTCTCAATCGTGTAGCTCTTGGCAATATCCTGACGAGCTTGCTTAAAGTTTGACATTACATCTGGCTGATTAAAGTTTTTCAGATTACGTTCTGCCAAGTCTTCAAGTTGTCTAGCAGCAAACTTCTGTGCCTGACCAAGACTTCTGTTGGCAGGATCTACAGATGCAAGATTTGCCTCACCATCGTATCGGAGACGCTTCATCTGCTCAACCAAACCAACACCATCAAAGTTCATCTGCTTTAAGCCATTAAGAACTCTAAGTTCAGCAGTTACATCTGTTGTATTGGCTAACTTTTGAAGTTCTGCGGTGCGCTTGTTAATATCGGTAAAGAATTGTTTGTCAGCGTAATAAGTGTTATTGGCTTTTAAGGCATCGTAAGCTTGACCCTTAACATTGCGATAGTCCTGCAATACTTGGGGTGTAATAACTGTATCTTCTGGTAAATTCAAAGTCTTACGAGCTTGAGCATTAATTACTTCTTGATTTTTAATAGAAGCAACTTGACCAGTTTGTTGTTTGCCAGAAAATCCTTCAAGCAATCGATTCAACATTGAAGGATTAACTTGTGTCGGAGGCAATGTTGCGCCTTCTGCGATAGCACGTTCAGCAACTAACTGAGCCTGAGTTAAATTAGCTGGCGTTTTGGGAGTAGATAAACCACTAACTGTAGCCGTTGGCAAGGTCATCAATGCGCCAGCAACAATTTCGTTTGATAATTGCAGAGGATTAATAGTGCCAGTATTTGCGGCTTGTCCTGCGGCAGATGTAATTCCAGCAGTAGTTGATCCAGTTAAAACATTTTGAGTTAAACCAGCAGTTTTTGGTGCAGCTCTTACAAATGCAGCAGGTGTTCCAGAAACAATAGATTTTTGTAATGCACCAGGCAGAACTAAGTTTGTTGGATCAAATAAACTAGTTCCCAAACCACCAACAAGCAATCCTGGACGTTCTGTAGCAACTTTATAAGTGCCTTTTAAAATGTCGCTAATAGATGGAGTAGGTGCGGCTACTGGTTGTTGTTTAGTGCGATCAATGCCAAGGTATTCATCAGATAAGCCAAGCGCACTTAAACCACCTTTAATGCCTTGAGACATCAAATTGGCAGTACCAAAGATTAATTGTCCACCAGTAGTCTTGCCACGCAAAACATCTAATGGGTTGAAGCTTGCTTGCACATCTTGCATAAACTGGCTTCCACCAGTTTGTTGTGCTTGTTGTTGTGTAGGTACATTAATACCTGTTACTGGCTTAAACTCTTCATTTTGAGCTTGTTGTTGAGAAATACCAGTAACTGGTTTCCAATCTTCATCATCTTTTTGAGCCATACCAACCACCTTCTTAACGTAGTTTTGTGTTTCTTTAAATGGAGGAACTCCACCATACTTTTCAACATTACCTGGGCCAGCGTTATAAGCAGCAGCTACCAATGTTGGATCTTGGAATCGTTCAGTCAACTGGCCTAGATACTTAACACCACCTCGGATGTTATCTTTCCAATCCATGCGATTAACACCAAGATCTTTAGCAGTAGCACCCATTAACTGCATAGGGCCATAAGCACGATCATTGAACCTTGTTTTGGGTCCTATAGCGTTAAAAGCACCACCAGACTCAGCTTGAACAACACCCTGCACCAAAGAAAGAGGAACACCTTGTCGCTCTGCTTCTTGAGCAGCAAAAGCAAAGATTTCGTCTTTAGTCGCCATGTTATTGACCAACAAACATTACAGTACCATCTGGCTTTTTAACGCCATATCTTCCAGATTTACCTTGAACAAGTTGGAACCCCGATGGCAAAACTGGCTTGCTTGGATTGGCAGCAATTTGCTCATTAAGGAACTGGTTAACTTTTGGATGATTGTACAAGCGAGGGTTATCAGGAGAATTAGCCCATGCCGTATAAATAGCCTTTGGATCACCAGTGTAAGAATCAATAAATCTCTGACGAGCATCATCTTTATCTGCGGCAGCAATCTCTAACGCAGACACATACTTGGTAACAAACTTAGGATCTGTCACACCAGTAGTAGCCTTGTCAACAATGCCACCTTCAAACGCATTGGCATTGCCTTTAATGTTGCTTAAACCTTTCAAAACACCTTCAGATCGTGTCTTATTTAACAAGTTGACATTGCCAACTAATGAATCAAACTTGTCGCCAACACCAGGTATCGCCCTCATATAAGAAGCACCTGTAGCAAAAAACTCTGTCAGTTTATTTGGATCAAGTTGTTCAGCAGCGTTATATAAATATTCAGCAGAAGTTTTACGATCACCAACAGTTAGTGCAGCATCAAGAGCAATGTCTGTAAATTTGCCATAATTTTTTGATGTTGCAAGATTAACTGCTTCTTGAGCAGGAGAAAGTGCAGCTACTGCACCACGACCGCCAGTTGAACCTGTAGCACTTGTCGCACTAGCAGGATTAGTAAAACCTAAAATATTTGCACGAGATGTAAATTCTTTTTGTTGTGTAACAGGATTAACAACCTGTTCTGGTATTGCAAATGAGCCACCGATTGCTTTAGCAGCCTCACGTTGTTGCAGAGTTTGAAGAGATCCCGCCATATCACGCACACCAATTAAATTACCTGCCCTGTCATAAAGAGGTTGCTCACCTGGTTGCAATTGATAAGTAAGATTTGCTTCAACTGCTTTTCCATATCCAGGTATAGAACCCGCATTAAAGGCTACATTACCATCTCTAACAGTACCGCCAAGTGTCAATCCAGTTTTTAAGTCGGCAGTAGGGACAACCGCTGTTGGTTGCATATTAGAGTTATATACAAGGTTTCCTTGAACTGTAGGCTTTAAAGCGGTGACTGTTCCAAGCATTGAACTTTGTGATGCACTAGGTAGAGCAAGAATATCTTGCAAAGCATTCTGAATGTTAAATGGCAAACCTAGCTTTCTAGCACCTTTAATTTGTTCTTGTTGTGCCAATTGATCTGGTGTAACAGGACCCATGTAATCAGGGTTTGCTTCTTGGAATTTAGTAGGAGTGTACCTAGCTCTGAAACCTTCTAAAGCCGCTTGATCTGCTGCAGCCTGTTGACTCTTACGCAACATATCTTGCATTGAGATTGCAGTAGCAGGAATGTCCGATGCTGACTTAAAGCCAACGCCAGGATCACCACTTAACAAACTACCAATCAGAAATTGCTGAGTAGCTTGTTTTTGCATTGATTCTTTTTCAGTATCAGACAAGCCCGTCAATGCGGCATCAGATAACAACCCAATATTAAAAGGCATAATTTACTCCTTAACTTCCAATGCCAAACAATCCAAGTAAACCTTGGCGTGAAGAAGTTGTAGATGTTTGACCAGAACCACCACCAACATTGATACCCAATGCTTGATTGAGAATCTGTTGTTGCTCCAAAGGAAGATTGCGAATGGCATCCAACTGTTGTTGTGAGAATCCTTGTTGCAACAGACCTTGGTCTTGAAGAGCTTTTGCACCAGCAAAACCCATCTGTTGACCACCTTGTGCAATATTTGCCATTTGTCCAGAAGCACCCAAACGCAACTGATTTTGTGTCAAACCTGCTTGCTGATTAGCCAAACTTGCTCTCAAAGCAGTATCTACATTAGACAAACCTGCTTGTTGAGCTAGACTTGCTTGTTGGGCAGCACGAGCATTTTGAGCTTGAGCATTAGCCAAAGCTACTTGTTGAGCATTCTGAGTGTTAAGTTGACCAGTAGACAAGTCAACACCTTGATTAGCCAAAGCAGCCCTTAAAGCCGCATCTTGGTTAGCCAATCCAAACTGACCAGCCAACTGTAATGATTGCTGAGTAGTCGCCAAGTCTTGAGCTTGATTCAACTGTTGTGCTTGCATAGCACGAGCCAAATCAGCCTCAGAAGCTTGTTGTGCCGCCTGATAAGCTTGAGCATTCTGTTGAGCAAGCAAACGAGCTGCATTCTCGCCATAAGCACGATTGGTTTCTGCTTCTGCAACACCCAACCTAGAACCACCAAAAGATTTAGCCGCAGTTGCTTTAGCTGCTGTATTTATTTGCTCAAGTTGTCTAGAACGCTCTATATCCTTTAAACTTTGCTCAGTAACTGCTTGTGTATAAGGATTCATGTATGCTTGCAAATTCTGATTTAAGAATGAACCAGCAGTAATATCACGAATATTCGCTCTAGCTTGTGGAGCAATAGCACCTAAAGCCTCTTGAGCAACTTGTTGTCCAGTTACACCTTGTGCGCCAACATCACGAATAGATGTTCTGCTTAGTTGTGCTGCCCTAGCAAGCGAGGCAGGATCAACAACAGCACCGCCATATGTACCTGCGGCTACTTGTTGAGGACCATAATTGGCGGCCTCATTTGCCATAGCATAGGCGTTACGCATCCCAACAAATGCTTCACTATTTGGGTCTGCAAATTGTCTAGTACGCTCAAAACCTGTTTGCTGATCTGCATTGAAACCTGCAAATTCACGGGCTTTTAAGCCACTTGCAACACCTTCTGCGCTTGTATAATTTTTTAAGAATAGATCACGCAGAGCAGGATCTAACTGCTGAGAACTTGAGCTTCCACCGCCTAGAGACATATTATTCCCCTTGTATCCATTTAATTGCATCATCATGTGAGGTGAAATACCGCCACATTTCTGTACTAACATCTCTCATTGCTTCTTGTCCTCTAAGCAATAAGACTATCATTGGTGCTATTTGTAGTGAAATAATACGCAATGTGAGCGCATAGGCTCTGTCGTTGGTATTACCACGTTCAAGTTCTACAGAGTCTTGCCAAGCATTTATACTCTGAATAACTAATGGCATTAAAAACGCCTTATTAGTATTAAAGAACTCATTTGTAGGTAGCGTCACCAGAGCATTCCAAAAGACAATATCTATGTCTTTTCTGCTAGGCTCTTTATCTTTATCTACTAAGTCATCCCATAACTCAGCTATACCCGATAAAGCAACTAAAAAGTCTACAGCACTCTGGTTGCCACCAAACCATTCTAACAGTTTAGCATTTCTTAATTCACGCCAATCTTGAGAATCATGGTCAATCATAATATATTTAACGCAAACTGCCTAGTTTTCCATCAAATCTGATAGTGCCAACTCGCCAATCAGATAATGTGTTTCCTTCAAGCTTTACTGCTATTTGTCTGCCAGTAATTCTGAAAGAAGTAGGATTAGCCATTGTGTATGGGCCATAGTTATATTTAGTGCCAGTAGGGTAAAACTTGGTGGCAAATCGAGCCTTTACATCACCCAAAGTCTTCTCATCAGGGACTAAACCATTAAGGCTTAAAACCCTGTCGCCAGCACCTAATTCAATAGGTCCAGACTCGGCAAACAAGGTCTGTGAATCGTAGGCATAACCAACTTCATGCTCATAAATATAGCCATCAGATGAAACCAGTAAGGGATTAGAGAATATCCCTCTGTCTGTTCCACAGGTACGATCCAAAGTGCCAATAGCCCAATGGCCTTCTCTGTAGTTATAAGTCACATAAGAATCATTCTCATTACTGGCTGAACTTGGGTAAAACCACCAAATCTCACCATATGTAGACAAATGAACTGAATAAACTTTAGAAGCTTGCTGAGTGTTTAGATTAGTAAACACATAATCACCAACATCAGAGGCCAATGGCTTGACAAAACCATCGTATATCCAGAAACCAGAGTTTGACATCCAAATACATGAATTATCGGTAGCGGCTACTGCTTGCTTGGAAATCACTCCACAAGATGAGCCAATACGCTCAAAACTGTAGACATAAGGTGGGCCAATATAAGTAGCCACATGAACATCTACATCAGTAAACAGAATGGTTGCACCACGGGTACGCTTGGCACACATCAATGAACCAATTGTGGTTAACTCAAAGTCACCTGCTTGGTTTGTAGCAGCAGCAGTCCAAACAGTATTGTTTTCTTGGTCACACCATTGAACTTTTCGAGGATTACCACCTGCACCAAGTGCAAACAAGAATCGTTCTTGAGTAGTTATAAGACCAATATTTCCAGTAGGAGCATTGGTAATAGCAACAGCATCATTGGCAGTATTTAATTGCCATTCAACAAGCTTTCCATCTTTAGATGAGCAACCAACCAAATACTCACCCCATGTGTCTAAACTCCATGTAGTGGCAGCAGTAAATGAGCCTGTATCTGGCCTTGGCACACCATAAGCAAAGCTACCATAAGTGCTATAGCCATAGCCAATTTTAAGAACAGCATCAGCATCACCAGTTGTAAAACTAGTTGGAGTAATGTCTGTCAATGTATTTGACTCACTCAAATGGTAAAGCTTTGTATGTGTACCAATAGCGATACGTCTATTGTTGCTGTTATCACGCCAGTTGATAAACCCACGGGCTTTGCCAGCAAGTTGGTCAGTAGTTCGTTTTCTCCATCCACCAACAGGGCGAATAGTTCCCTCAAACCAACGCACTAGGTTTGCATAGTTCCAACGTCCTTTAGATTGGTAATCTGTACCATTCTTATAGACTCCTGGCGGTATTTGTAGTGGTATGTAGGCCATTTTTATATAGATAAGTTAGATACAAAACTCATTGTAACAATGGCTGAAGGAACTGCGGGTCTTGTTGGGCTTGTACTTGTTCCAAAATGCTCAATACTTACACCAGTATTTTCAGTTCTCCACATAATCTCAACGTAATCATTAGCAACCATTTCAACAAAAAAATTCAATGCAGCAATGATATGGCTAGGGTCGCCAGTGCCTTTTCTTGCTACCAAGTGAAATCTGCTGTTTGAATTGGCAATATTTGTCCCATTCTTGCGAAACCAAATATCCACATCTTGACCATCGTTTGTGGTGTTTTTTAGTTGGATGGAAAACTGTAAATTCCAGATTCCAGTTTCTGCAACAGTAATTCTTGAGTTACTAGCGATAGTTACGCCATTGGAAAAGTCTGTGGTATTAAATGTAACTGCATAGGCGGTTGTTGTATTGGCGGCAGTCTGGTCTGTACTATCTTGAAAAGCACCATAAGGATTGTTTAAATACTTACCACCACGAATTCCAAGGACAGTATTTAGTGCGTTTACCAATCTTATAAAGAAGGTATTTAAAACGCTATTGTTTTGGTTTTGCAGAACAGCAGAATACCCCTCCCCAGATGTACCAAGCTTTGGTATCGGAGGAGTTTGTAACTGCTGTCCTAAGTCAGCCATTACAAGTTACCAGTAAGAGTAGATGGGAAACTGCGAGTCACGCCAGGCCAAATAATGCGTACTGCACCACCCGCAGCAGAGTTTTGGCTAGAGCCTCCACCATAATTGCCACCATTGCCATTAGAAGTGCCATTGTCTCCAGAACTACCACCACCACCACCACCATCAGCAGAACCTGCTACACCGCCCGCACCACTTGAACCTTGGCCTAATAATCCAACTCCACCACCACCACCGCCTCTGCCATTGGTGGTATTGAATGCACCACCACCTCCAGCACCGCCACTACCAGCTTGACCATTAGAGCTACTATTGACACCAGCCGCACCGCCAGCACCAGCATAACCACCTGCACCACCACCACCAGCAGGATAACTACCAGCATCTGGACCACCTCTACCACCAGAGCCACCTGTGCCATAAATAACAGAGCCACCTAATCCACCACCACTAGCACCATTTTGACCACCACCAGCAGCAACACTAGTTGAATTAAACGAGCTATCACCTGCATAACCAATTGAAGTATTGGTTGCTCCAACAATAACTGTATATGAGGTTCCTGGTGTTACAGCAATGTTGTTTGCATACGCCAAAGCACCACCACCGCCACCATCACCGCCAGGGAAAGATCCTGGTGATTTATTACCACCTGCACCTACGCAAACAACAGAAACACTAGTAACACCTGCTGGCGCAGTCCATGAGTAAGTGCCAGGAGTTGTGTAGGATTCTTGTCCAACAACATTAGCCCCAAACCCAAAGCCCTTAACTGATGATGATGCAATAGTGCTAAGTAATGGCATGATTAAGCAAACTTAGTTTGTGTAGCAAAAACTGTAAAAGCAGATGATCCTGTTTTAACAATTGTGTATGTATATATATCAGTAGAATTTACATTACCTGCTGATGGTGTTAAACCACCTTGCCAAACAGTCGTAACACCACTTGT